GTCATTTCATTGAACTTCTTACGAGCAGGACCACGATTAAATCGTTTAAAGATTTCGGATGGACCGCCACGAAAAGCCTCTTCCAGAGTTAACTGCTTCATGAATTCGCTGTTCAATTTTCTTATATTGTTATCAATGCCAGTACCGTGTTTATAATCATTTTTTAACACTCTTTCAATGAAGATCGTAACATAATGCTTTGGTTCAAACTTCAAAGATATGATTTCATGATTGTACTCTTTCAATAAGTCCATATATTGCGAATAGAGTGCATTTTCCTCTCCATGCAGAGTTGTAGGGCAGCAACACCACAGTGGGTGTGCGGGTATATACTCATAAGGATTGTGCGACAGGACTTCTTCAAACCTTTCCAAAGTCATATCGTTCTCTTTTATGAGCTTTAACCAATTCTCACATTCAAGAGTTTGCGGGTGAGTTTTTTGTTGCTGGCTAAATGACATATTCGGTTCGACTCCGTTAAGAAATCGAACCGTCATGTCACCTTTCGTTCCACCCACATATTCAAAGATGTATTTTTTCATTCGACAAGAATCTCAGATGGAAGAATAAAGTCCAGAGAGCCACCGTTCCCTTCAACTTCGATGTAAACAGAGTCAAGAGACTTACCCTTAATGGGTACATACTTCTTGAGCTTCTTGGAATAGGTAAGAAACACCCCATTTTCCAACTTCACATCATCATACGAGTCCTTATCCGATCCAATCGCAAGGATTTTCGCGATTTTCGACTCGCCGTATTCACCCACATACGTTACCACATCACCGATATTCATTCTCATTCTCCTAAAGTTTCAGAATTAACGCAAACAGTCCAAACCAGACCACACTACCCAACAACAACAGTCCCAATACGACGAGAACTGCTTTCATACTTCTTACAGGATGGCGTATAAGATAATACACTGCAAACCCTGTAAGAAGTAATATCAGTAATCCTACCATAATCCCAATGATCTTCCGTTACCCACGATGATAAACAAACAGGTAACAATATGTAGAAGAACCCACACAGTTCGTATCAATGCAACTCTGTCTGCCTTACGGTTATCAGAGTATGCCTTCGCACCTATTGCTTTACACCAGTAGTTCCACATTCATGCCGCTCGTGCTGCGATGTCATCATCAATCATTTTGTTCATACCTTCAAGGGTCATGGGATAACCACGCATCTTGAGTATTCTTGCAACATTGGGACTTACATAACCCTTTGTCTCAAGAACCTTCAGAGGAGGCAGTCCAGTATCCAGAAGACCGAAATACTCTTCTACAGTGAAGTTGTCACGAAGGAACTTCTTGAATGCAACCATTCCACCGTATTTGAACCGAGCAACGAACTTGCCATCATACTTGAGGTACATTCCGTCATACTTGAAGTTCTTATTCACAAACTTGGTCATAGTCATCTCCGTTGTTTTCCGAGTATGTCTAATAGTACCATACTCAGAATCATATGTCAATAGGGAAAATACAGGGAAGTGCAAATAAATTGCTCTCAGTTTCGGGGGGAGGGGTCTTCGAAATATACTCAGGAAATATTCTTTAGGGAAGTTATTGCATTTATAGATTAGAAACACTCTGTCAGTCTTAAGGGGGGGTTAAGTCAAAAAAAGAGAGAGTGTCGGTCCACCTAGCACTTCAGCAATATACGAAAGACCATTCGGGACACTCTCTGAGTATATCTAACTATATCACACTAGAACCATATTGTCAACCATATTCTTGAACTTTTTTACAGCAACCTCGTAAGGGGTTTCTTCAAGGAGTTCAGTTGCACTTGTACCACATGCCTTTGCCTCTACCTCATAGGTGTAGTCTCTCATACGCCAAAGGTACATGGGAGTGACCCCATCTAGGTTAGAAACACCCTTAGCAACCAATCCAATATTCATGCATACATCTCCAATAACTTAATAAACGTCCAGCGTCTTAACGTCCCAACTGCGATCTTCTCCCCAGAAACCCTTATAGTTCTTGGGACGAGGCGGAATGGTATCATCAAACGCCTCTTGTAGTTCAAGAGCGTAATCCTCTGCTTCGTCTTTGTCTGCAAAGGCCTTTATAGTAGTCTCCCAGCCATTACAGCCGTCGGAAAGGGTTTCTACTACGACGAATACTTGACTCTTAATCATCCATACATCTCCATGAACTTATCCAGAGCCTCTGCTGCAGCGTTCTCTGCCTCTTCTTCGGTACAACCCTTAGCAGCAAAGTCTGCCTTGTATTCAAAGAACTTGTTCTCTAGGAACTCACTCTCATAGAACTCATAACTCATCTATATGTCTCCATAACCACTCTACATACCCTTTATACACCATTGTCAAGGAATTGTCAAGTACTTTTTTGCATAAAAACAAAAAAACCTCAGATATTTCACTGAGGTTCTTTGATATTGAGCCGATAGGTTGCAGACTTTAATCCACACAACTCTATGTTTTTTTATACCTTTTTAATGATTGCACATTATTTGTGCGTTGACTACTATTTGTGCAGGATTCTTCCGCATTTCCTTCGGGCGTATGAATCCCCCTGTCATTGGTCATGATATCCTCCCATATATCCCAGTTCATCTTATCCTTATATTCATCTATCTTATTCATTTGGTATGGCTCTACCCTTGTTATCTGTCCTTACCATGACATATTCACCCTCGCATACCAGTGTATTATGATGGTCTTTTACATGCACATCCACCTTGATAATCAGTGATGTTTTACCCCTGTTGACTATCTCCGCATGGCATTGTAATATATCCCCTATCTCTACAGGTGAATGAAACACTACGTTATTGACTGCTTTTGTTACATAGTCATATGAGTTGCATAGTACACCCGCTGCTTGGTCCATCTTAGAGAGTATAAAACCGCCGAAAATCTTTCCCTGTGGGTTAGTATCGGCAGGCATTGTCATGATCTGTAATACGAGTTCTTTCACGCGAAGAAGTCCTCCAATGTCCCCTGTGTCCCATATGATGTATCAATTAACCATCTTGCCTTCTCTGTGATAAACCGTAGTGGTTCTACGAAGCTCTTCTCGAATTGTGTATCATAGTCGATCTTGTCCATTATATCCAGTTCTCTTGGTAGTGTCGTAAGAAATGAGAATGCAGATGATTGATAGATATTGGGTTCTTTCATGTGAATAAAGCGTATCTTGTCACCCTCTTGAATATATGGGTACTTATTCGATAGATTGTTTCTCTCAATCAGGTGATTATACAGTATTCCACCCTTGACATGTATAGGCGCACCTTGTTTAAACAGTCTGTCTGTCCCTCTATACTTGGTTACACCGTTGCATGAGCGTGGATATGCGATGTCTTCTGGTGGTAATTTCATGAATTCTTCACGGAAATCCTGTATGAATAGGTTGAGTTCCTTCTCTGTTCCACCCATAATGATGTTCATTGCATCCTTAATTCTTGCACGGCATGGTGCAGGAGTGGATGATTTGACTGCCTCGATACCCATCATCTTGAGTTTGGGTTCCTTATACCGTACTCCTTCAGAGTCATGTACGTTGAGAATATACCTCTTTTTGGCAGTCCAGATGCCCTTATCCGCGATGACTTCTCGCTTCATGTACATTTTCTGGTCATATGCGTTCATATGCGTTGCAAGAGCTGAATAAGACTTATCAATAAACGGTTCCAACTTCTCTTTTGCAAGTTTATCCAAGAAATTGACAACTTTGCCAGTCTCCTGTCCCTCTCCAAAGATTTTATGTACCAGTGCGTCAAAAGTAATGTACACTGAGTCCGTATCCGATGCAATAACATAGTCTATTTTCTCCGTCTTGAGTATCTTGTTCAGATGTATATTCAGTGCCTTTTCGATCCATCGAATAGACAATTGACCCGCAGTGGTGATGGCGGTTGCAATGAGTAGGTCATAATACCGAAACCAGTTGTTACCAATCGCACCATATGCGGAGTTCAGTGAAATCTTCTTTGCCATCTGAATGTTGTTATACTTGGATATATCCTTCAACAATGCAGGGTTCTTGGTATCCTCATACTCCTGTTCCGCCTGTAGCATCAGTTTCTTGTACTTCACACGGTCATTATACATGCTCTCCATGATCTCAGGCAGAAAACCCTTGACATCCTTGCGGAAAAATGCACCATTCGGTGTCATGCAGTATTCAGTGTCATTCCGCGCCTTACCCTCCAGTAGTTTGTCTACCATACCTTCTGCAAGCTCTGCACCACTATTGACAAGTGTTTCTGGTGAGATATTATACTGCATAATCAGATGTGGATACAGTGAGTTGAGGTCAAATGACATCACCCAGTTGTGCATACCCACTTGTGGGTCTTTCACATATGCACCCTCGTATTTCTCGTTCTTCTCATGTTCTTTCTTGGGCGGAATAACCAAATTCTTCTCACGAAGGTGATTATAGATGAGAATATCCCAGTAGCGCACCTGACCCAGAACATCCGTCATATTCACCTTGGCTTCATACGCCATCGTGACGATGAGTTCGATGAGTTTCATCTTGTCTTCTAGTTTGTCCACCAGTTCCACGTCAGTGATGTTGTATTCGATGAATGACTGATAATCGTTGGTATACCACTCACGGAAAGTGTCAAATGGATTACCATCCTTACGTTCACCCAGTTCCACATAGGCGATATAGTCCAGTGTATACCGTTCTTGGTTCGTATATGTGAACTTCCGATACAGGTCGTAATAGTCCAGTGCAGATACCCCGTCGATGGTGTAAATCTGGTGATTTCTACCCATCTGATATACATTGCGGTCAAACACGTTGCGCCATGGGGATAGTCGTTTCACCTCATCCTCGTCAAACACTCGTTTGATACGATTACAGAGATAGGGAATATCGAAGAATTCAGTGTTCCATCCTGTGATGATATCTGGTACATTTCTCTCCCAGAACGCAAGGAACTCCTTGAGTAGATGAACCTCACTCTCACACTTGATATACGTCACATCATCACGGTCATTACGGAAATCATGCAATCCCCACACAACAATGCGCTTGGTTTGATGATTCTTGACGGTAATGGACAACATGGGTTCCAGTGCGTCCTCTGGTTTCGGAAAACCGTTCTCGCACTCCACCTCGATGTCGATGGTGACCACGAGCATCTGGTCCAAGTCCCAATCGACCCGGCCTGGATACTCGTCTGCAATCCAGCAGTAGGGATATTGCGTGTTACCGAACACGATATCCTGACTGTCTCTGTCCGCAATCCAATCCTTTGCCTCTCGAATGGAGTCGAACTTATGTGGTAATACAGCACGACCATCTAGGGTGCTGTATCCTGTTTTCTCCCTCGTATTCACAAGGTCGAATAGTGTGGGTTGATATTTAACCCTCTTGGTGAGACGTTTGCCGTCCTCGACATAACGCACCAGAAGAGAGTTGCCGTATTGAAGAACATTTGTATAAAAAGACATATGATGACTATATATCATTCACACCAATCTGTCAAGTACCTTGACATAGAATAATCAAGGTGATATAAATAGAGACATGGCAGTAGGACATTTAACAGAACAAAACATTAATATAGCAAGAGGGCTCATAAGAGGCGCTACTGTTATTCATAAATTTGGTAGAAATCCAAATGTAGGAGGCACTCCAGAAACAATTTGGATGCAGGGTGGAACTTATACCTATTTAACATCTGCTTCAACAGTTTATGTATCAGGTGCTGATGCACAAGACGGCGCTGCTGGAACAGGTGCTCGCACGGTTACCGTTCAAGGTTTAGACGCTAATTATAACGAAATTGAAGAAACACTTACAGTTGATGGTGCAGTTTCAACTCAATCATTTTTAAGAGTTTATAGAGCCTTTGTTACTACAGCAGGTTCATTACAAACTAATAAAGGCGATGTGTTAGTATCAACAGGTGCTGGTGGAGGTGGTACTGTTCTTGCTATTATAGGAACAATTGGTATAGGTAATACCTTTGGTTTAGGACAAACAAATTTGGCACTCTATACAATACCTGCTGGCAAAACAGGTTATTTAACAAATTGGAATGTTGGAGTTGGTGCATACAATGATGCCGTGACCGCAACTCTATATACAAGAGAAACAGGTAATGGTTTAATTTTTAGAACAAGAGATGTTATGGATGTTCCAGGCGGACTTCATCAAAGAATATATCAAGTGCCATTTGCATTAGTTGAAAAAACAGATATTGAAGTTAGAGCAATTGCTACTACAGGTACAAACATGTCATCAACATTTGATATAGTTTTATTTGACACACCACGAACAATGGACGTACCCCAATGAATACATTTCTAGAACTCCTATCTGAAGACAAAGGTGGCAAGAACCTACATCTTGAACACCTTGAAGACGAAATACTCAACTATGGCGTTGATGGTGGACGGGCTGCAATTAACTTCCTACGTTCTCTCCGTGATATGTTGGCAGGAAGTTCCCGTTCTTCCGTAAACATGACTGTTAAATGGGATGGCGCACCCGCAATCTTTGCTGGTATTGACCCAGCAGATGGAAAGTTCTTTGTCGCAAAGAAATCCGTGTTCAACGTCAATCCTAAACTGTATAAGAGCAATGCAGAGATTGATGCAGATTTATCAGGTACATTGAACAGTAAATTCAAAGTAGCCCTCTCAGAACTCTCTAAAATCGGTATAAAGGGTGTTCTACAGGGTGATTTGATGTTTACCGACGATATCGAAACTGACACCATTGATGGTGTTGCGTACTACACATTCCAACCCAACACCATCGTATATGCGGTTCCTCAAGACAGTGACTTAGGTAAGTCCATGATCCGTGCAAAGATTGGTGTTGTATTCCACACCACATACACAGGTGATGATCTACAGTCTATGAAGGCATCCTTTGGTGCAGACATCAGAGGACTACGCAAGACCTCTTCAGTGTGGATGGATGATGCAACCTACAAGGATACATCTGGACGCAGCACGTTTACCGCACAGGAAACAGATAAGGTGACCAAATACCTCAGTGATACAGGTCGCACATTCCAACGCATCAATGCAAATGGTCTAAAGGCGTTTCTACGTCTACAGGACAGTATGACAGGTAATCTTGCTGGTGCATCACTCAAGACATATAACAACAGCATGGTCCGTAAAGGTCAGAAGATCACTAATCCTGCCGCACATGCAAAGGGATATGAGGATTGGGTCAGAATGCACTTCGACAAACAGATTGAGAAGGCAAAGAGCCCTGCTGGTAAACAGAAGTATCAGGACATGCAGAAAGAGTATGTCCGTGAGGTCAAGAAGCACACCAAGAATCTAGGCAACATCATTCAGTTCCAGAACCATCTTGTAGATGCAAAACAGGTCATCGTAGATAAACTCAACTCAGTGCGTCAGATGACTGATACGTTCATTCGCACTCCCAATGGATACAAGGTGACTAACCCAGAAGGTTATGTTGCAATTGACCGTGTAAAAGGAAATGCGGTCAAACTTGTTGACCGCATGGAGTTCTCCTTTAACAATTTCACCGCCATCAAGGCATGGGATCGTTAAGAGGTCTATCTGCACTTGTAGTTTCTCTATGAGTTCCACCCATAGGAATAATAGTTTTTGATTTCCTATTAAATTCTCTACTCAGATAACAACTGGTAGTCTCACTATCCACATGAATGGGTTTAAATCCATGAAAGTGAATCGGTATGTAGTCCTGTTCGTCTAATAACTCTTTAGTATTCCTGTGCCACTCAGAGTTGTCCAGAATTATAACACCACCCAACTTGAGCTTCTCAACTGATGGACGAACACAATCATATCTTATATCACCGTCTATTACGATGACATCAAATAACTCATCCACCTTATAAATTGCATTTGCATACTCTCTCATGTCCTGTTCATGAATAATGTTATTGCTTGATACCCATTTATCAGAACTATCTACACCGTAGTAGTTAACACCCATTCTTTCCCAAAACTGACTACTATACCCACATCCATACTCAAAAACATTTGCACCTGTCCAATCAATTGAGTTAATCCATTCATAACATGGATAGGTGTACAGTGGCATGATATTACCATTGTTGTCTACAGGTACATTATTTCTGGCAGACTCCATAAACCCATATTCGGTTCTAAGTTTGTGAGTGAGAAAGGTAAGGTGCATCTCCTCTATTGGAAGCTCAACACCCGCAGATTTTACAGTTCTTGTCATGTCACATATAATCTGGAACTGTAGGTCTAAGTTCCTCAGTATAATTTAGATATGTCATTAGGAAGTATTTTGCATGACCCGGCGCAAGAGGTGGATTGCCACGATGCATATACTGCCACATGGGTGGAAACATAATCAGTTTGCCCTTCTCAGGTCGAACCTTTACACCGTATGTAGGAAATTCTGTCTCACCACCACCAAAGTCATCATTCAAATATACCATGAGGATTAGAAATCTTTTAGAACCCTCGCGACTCTTCACATCAACATGATCCTTGAATTGTTCTGCATCCTTACCACCATTCGATACAAGAAAACGTTTCATGCGAAACTCTTCCCATCCAAACTTTGGTGGCCATGCCGCAGGGTCTAGATTAACATCTTCCTTGTACATTTCGAGTGCATCTTGAAATTTAGACAGTGCAAGTTTGTTGAGATTATCAAACCTACTAAACCCCATAGGGTTCATTCTTTGACAATTGCAAGTGCCACAGATTTGATGACCATCAGGACGAATAGTGCCTGTGCAGATAGAGGTGTTTTTAACTTCTTCTCCGTCCTTCTCCATTGTCTCTTCGAATGCGTCAACATAAGCGTCACACATGTCATCGTCAAAGAAGTTTTCATATGTTCTAATATAATATGACATTATTGCCTCAAATAATCATAATTGTTCAAAGAACCCCGATTGGTCCTATCAATACCCGATTGGTATTCAACTTTTTCATCAAGATATACAGTGTGAAACATGAGGAAATATTTTGCAATGTCTCTAGCAGGTGGGCGGGGTGGAATACCAGCGTGCATGTAATCCCATGATGACGGAAAACATAAAACTCTACCTACTGCTGGTTTTACCTTTACGTCAAACAGAGGAAAATATGTTTCTCCCTCTGCAAAACCATCATTTAGGTAAACCAACATACCAATAAGTCTTTTGGACCCTGCAAAGGACCATATATCAGAGTGTGCTTCAAGTCCATGACCTTTCGTACCATCAACAGCAAACCTTTTCATTTTGGGTTCTTCAAATCCTAGTTTTAAGGGCCATTGAACATTTGTTATATTGCAATCTTCTTTATAATTAGACACCAATTTGGGTAGTTTTTTCATGGTGTACTGGTTTAACTCAGCAAACCTCTCATACTCAAATGGATTTGTTCTGTAACAATCACAGTCCCCACATACCTTGTTTCCATTTTGGTCATAACATACACTCAATTTCTGGTGTTTATCTGCATCGACTTGTAGTGTTTCCTCAAACATGTCAATGTATGCCTGACATACATCTGGTTCAAGGAAGTTATCATATACTCTACAATAAAAGTCGATATCAACCATACTTGAATTCCTTTCCTGCTGCCTCTTCTAGTTGAGCCATGACATCTTCAGTGAAGTATGTCTCAGGGTCATTCAGAATAGTCTTACCAAACTGCTTGGAACCATCAGGTAGTTCGATACGAGTGGATACCTTCTTGAAGATTTCATACTTCTCTGCAAGTTCCAGTAGTCCATAGTATTTATCCAATCCAGTGGAATAGGACAGTCTTACATCCACCATCTTGTTCTCAATAGTCAGACGAGACTTGTGGTTCTTGCAGTGAATGATGTTACCCACAACCTCAGTACCATCCTTGTCCTTCTTCTTGGACAGATAAACGATAGATGATGCTGCATACTTCAGTCCAGAACCACCACCCATCTCCTTTGTTGGGAACATAGAACCCACAACGTCATAGGTGTGGTTAGTGACTACCATAGGAACCTTTGCCTTACCCAGTTTCAGTGTCAGAACACGGAATGCTGCCTTGAGTACCTGTGCTCGTGTCATGTCACGAGTCTCCTTACCATCTGCTGTGTCTTCTACCTCTTTAGTGGTGGACAACATACCCAGTGAGTCGAGACACAACATCATCTGTGGACGGTCACCTTCTGGTTTCGATAGATGGTCATCCAGAACACGAATTGCCTGTGTCCGAAACTCCTGTACAGTGGTGACGGGCATGATAACCATACGCTTGGGGTCAATACCACGATCAATCACCATCTGCTTTGTGATTGCACTCTCACTCTCAAAATACAAAACACCAGCATCAGGGTTCGCATCAAGGAAGTTCTTGACCATACCCATGAGAAAGAATGTCTTACCTGTTGCACTCTCACCCGCAATCGCAGTGATCTTGTTAGATGGCAGTCCACCATATAGACTACCCGACAGAAGTGCATTGAAGATATAAGAACCAGTGTCGATAAAGTTCTCTACATCACCAGCCTCTACACCGTCGTCTACGATTGCAGCGTACTCGTTTCCTGCTGCCTTAATTGCGTCCTGTAAAAAATTACTCATCCGTTCCCCCTCTAAAAAGTAGGTTCCCCTCTACCATTCTCTGGTCGATAATCTCAACTAGAATGTCACCAATCATTGTGAAAAACTCATCATCAAATTGGTCACGGGGAATGTTATTGTTGTCTTCAATGTGATACTCAAATGCGAGACTTGCTTGACCATCACCGTCTGGTTCTGGTAGATTTATAGTTCCGTAGGAATAGATAACCCCAGAGAACTTATGATCACCACGCAACAGAATAGATGCTGTTGCGTCACCTTCTCTTGATACATACTCCCAGATATGTTCACTCATACTTGCCATCCTTCTGCAAAATCTGTGTTATCGAACACGGGTTCGTTAAACGTGTCCTCTTTCTGATTACTGTCAACCAGACCTTCCTGCTCACTCGCATCTAGGTCATGCAGACGCATCTTTGCACGGTCGATACCGATAACAAATCTCTTGTTCATCGTTGGGTCATTGTATCTGTTCTTCAACTGTTTGACTGCGATTTGGTTTCGTTCCTCAAGTTCCTCACTAGAAATAAGCGCAAACATGAGGTCTGCCGTAGCAGGAAGACCAAAAGACTCTGACGTATCTTCCAAACCAACATCTGTATTGGAGTACCCACTCCTTGTGGTCTGTGTAGCCGACATAATCGGGACGTTTGTTTCAACTGCGAGTCCCCTAAGTTCTTCTGCAATTGATTTAATATACATGTAAGAGTTGACATTTGCCGCTCCTTTGAATCTGCTTGATGCACAGATATTCAAATAATCAATAAAGATAATGTCTGGTTTGAATGACTTCTTAACTGCAAGTTCCTTGATAAGACCACGAAAGTGTCCAG